TCAAAGCGACAGTCCGGCCGCGACTTCGACGTACTCAATTTCCTTCGATTTGTGACCGTCCTGGTACTCCTTCGTCATCTTCTCGTCAGCGTGTCCCATAAGCGCCTGGACGTATTCAGTTGGAAATTTCTGCTGTTCGTACAGCCAAGAGCCGAGCGCTCTTAGTTCATGGAAAGTAGGGCGTTCATCCGGCGCAAGATGATCGTAAGCATGAGCGGCATCACGGGCCTTCCTAAAGCAGTTGGTCAAGTAGTCTGGAGTGATTGAAGTCCAATGGTCTTTAGCCGCTACCTGCTCTTTTCGCCGCGCCTTGGGCTGATAGTGAATAAGGTAGGGAGAAAGTATCGGAGACTTCATGCACTCCGAAACAACCTGGCGCATTGTTTTACCCATCACGATTTTCAGGTGGATCGGCGTCTCATAGCCCTCGGTCTTTCCGGGTGAAACTTTGATCGTATTGTTTTCGAGATCTACTGCTGACTTCAGCCATGTGACAATGTCCTCGCGGCGCTGAAGACTCAGCAGGCCAAGTCTGATGGTGCGCTTAAGCCACTCAGGCGTGGTGCCGGCCGCAATCATCTTCTGCACGCCTTCCATGGTATGGCGCTGGCGCTTCTTCTCTTCTTCCTTCTTGAGCAGTGTCAGTTCGGCGACATTTCGTTCCGCCATCCCCTTTGCCACGGCAAACTTGAAAATATTTACCAGCAACGCGCGGTGCTTGGTGTAGGCGTTATTGGTGAATTGGTCCAAGTACTCCGCGATCACTTGGATGTCTGCTTGGCCAACCAGCATATCGCCCAGGTCAGTTCTATACCGCTCAAGCTTGAATCCGACTTCATCGAGGGTGCTTTCTGCATACTTGCGGTCCGGCAGCCATTCCTTTTCGAACCGGTCAACGAGATGCCGAAAGTTCTGCACCTTGTCCCCGGTGATCATAGCGAGCATCTCGCCGTCCCCGGCCATCAACGGGGCTAGCTTGGCATTCGCCGCCTTGGCCATCTTGATCGCCTCGTCTAGCGGGCGGTTGATGCTGGTCATCTTGCCTGTGATGGGGTTCTTGTATCTCCAGTATTGGCCGTTGGCGTATAGGTTCGGCGGCAGTTTCCGATTCACCGGTCTTCGCGGGCGCGGCACCATATCAGCCGACATCCATCATTTGCGCGAGCAGCGGGTCATCTGAGCCCGTAATAGCTGCTTGCAGATCGACGAAATACATCCCGCCTTTTACTTCTCCCACGATCTCTCCCTCTTCGATCCACTTTTTCAACTGCTGCAAGCTGGGTTTCCCGCCAGCGTAGCGCAGCTTCCGGTACTCGGCTGCTTCCATCAGTCGAGGAAGTCGAGCTGTAATTTGCGCAATCACCCTGGCCATGCTCACCTCAGTCCTGATTCGTCAGATTATTTGTTTGCGCCACCCGCTTGAATTCGACGACCCAAACCCAGTGCGTGCCGAAGCTGCCCGGCCCGTTGATCTGCTCCCACAGTCCTCGGTACCAGAGCCACACATCCAGTTCGCTGCCGCGCGCTTCCGCCTCCCGCTCAGCTGGATAGCCCTCAGCTTGGCATTGCTGGGTAATGATTTTGTTCAGACGCTCGATACGCACGTCGGTGATTTCCAGCAGGATGCGGCTGGCCCAGCGCGGCATGAAGATGCTCGGCCGCCACCGCCCCTCTACTCCCGACATCAGGTCTTCCGACCAGCAAGCGAATGAATACTTCTGGACGCGCGAGTCGTTGTAATTGAACGCCCGGTCTTCATCCAAAAAGCTCTTGTCTTCCATGAGATCCCGGACGTCATCATCCGCGCGGTAAGCGATGCCCGGCGCGCCATGCAGATTTACGTCAGACCACGTTTCGCGAACCCACAGCCGGTCGCCCGGCTTGCCGTAAGGGCAGAGCCCATTGTCAGAGTTCGCCACGTAGGCGGGGTCAAACTCTTCCAGCCATTCGAGAGCGGTGCCTTTTACGGCCCGCCGCGTAACTGTCTTCCGACCATCCAGCAGGGCTCGCACCATTGGGGCCGAGAACAGGATGCCGCGTTCTTTGGTGGTACTCATGGATTCACCTGTATTTCAACGTCGTCATGAATCCATTCGATATCGCGCAGGTCATCATCGTCGATCTGAGCCTCGCGCAAGTCGTTACTAGCTAGCAATTCCTCTACTTCGGCGTCATCCATACCGGTAATCACCTTGCGAAAATTCACGACCGCTCTCCCGGTCAACACGACTGTTTTGCTCACGACAAGACTCCTCGCCGCATACGCAGCAGGCAATAGGGATAGGGATAGGGATGTCCGGAACTTCTTGCAGCTATTTGCCATATATCCGACTGGATGAATTAAGCGGCGATGACGAAGTCGGTTATATATGTGGTCGATCATCGATTGCCTTTCGGAAAGGCGTCATCATGCAAAGCGCTGAAGATTTTCGTTTCACGTCGCATCAACTGTTGCTGGCGCTCGACGCTTCCACGATTCAGATGATGAAACTGGTCGCAATCTCAGGGATGGGCTCGACTCAGTGGCACGATGTCGTGCGTCTGCACCATGCATCGTACGCTGCGCTTCACTTGCACTTAGAGCATCCCGATGCGGCGACCTTAATGACTCCCCGACGCCAATGATCCAATTACAGTCGGTTGATTTTGGCGGGTGAGTTCGCGGAGGAGCGGGCCAACGCGTAGTGCGATCTTGAACGAAATGTATGTCCACGCGCCCAGGACGCCGCAGATGATGATGGTCCATTCAACCCAGTTCATGGCCTTAACTCCCCCGATAACGTTACCTGGTGTTCGGTGAGGCTGGCGGCCTCGACGCTGGGGATTTCAAGGCGGTCAGCCAAGTACACCTCAAGCTGGGCGCCTCGCGATTTGTCTCAGCCGGGCAGGGAGGCCACAACGTCGCAGACAACCATCTGCCGGATTGCAGCGCGCATGCACTGATGCCAAGGCGCCTCGGCGGGTAGCGGATTCTCTGCGGGGTTTTCGACGCAGTAGCCCAAGGCTCGGAGTCGAGCTGCTTCGGCGTTGAACGCGGGATAATTGAATTCGGGAAGGCCGGTCATAGGCCCGGCCAGATAAACGCGGGAGGGGCTATTCGATGGCATTTTGACCTTAAAGTAGCCTCTAGAGGCTACATCTGGGGTTTTTGGTCTGTTAGTCGCCGCAAAAGCAGTCGACGTCTTCGGAATATCCGAAAGCGTCCATCTGGCCTTTGTAGTTCTCGGCGTACCAGGCGAGGTGGGAATACTTCGGTCGGTCCATGCGGAAGACCTGGTTGAACTTCTCTTCGGCGCCCGACCAAAATAGAACTCGATCAGGCTCGGCCTGAATCGCCTTGAACAGCTTGTCCTCGCCTTTTTTCCAGCAGAGGTCGCAGTTGCCCAGATCTGAATCCATGCCAAGATCAAAGTCCTGAGCTGACCAGAACTCGGCCACGTCCGCTTTGGTAATTCCCGCGGTGTAGGAGGGGCAAACGTTATCCCAGCGTGTGCCGCCCTTGGCGTTAGCGGCCATCATTCGGTGGTAACGGCCTGGTTCATCCTTCCGTATACCGATCACACAATCCCACTCGTCGTACCCAAGTGATCTCATGTGCTTCTCGCCGATTTTTATCTTCAAGTAAGCGGTGCACATATTGTTGGAGAAGTTCGGCAGGACCGGCTGTAGACCCTTTTCCTGCTTCCTGTACTCAGCGTAGTACTCGAGCATCATCATGAATGGCTCACCGTTACGGCTTGCCGTTGCGAAGTCCACCAAGCGATACCAAGGAGCATCGGCGGGCTGGCCGTACTGCCGACACCACTCCATCCACACAACATTGATGCCCCAGCGCTTAGCCATCTGGTCCACGAATACCAGTGTTTCCTCCCGCTCCTTGCCGGTGTTTTGAAAGAAGAGGTGAACGTCAGGTGGAAGCTTGAAGTCGTGAGCTTCGAGGATTTTCCAGGTCATATGCGCGCTTGTGCGTCCACCGCTGAGCCCGATCTGGGCCGGCCCGGTGATTTTATAGGGGGACATGCTGATCCTCGCCAGTGGCGTGATTCAAGGTTGGGAATGCCATATGCTTGCGACTCACGTCGGAGGTGGTCATGAGCAAGAGCAGGTCAGCAGCGCTTGAAGTAGCGCTGATTTATTTGATGGGTGAGATACAAAAGCAGGGCGTTGACCTGGCCGCACTCACCGAGTCGGTTGCGGAGAGCCTTGCTCATTCGCCAGTTGATAAGCGTATGGCGGCAAATGCCGTCATGGCCATTGAGGTAGCAGTGGATGCGGTGGTGTGATCAGAGCGCCATTTCAACTTGCGTTTCTCGCCGCCAAATCGGGGCGCTGTTATGCGCTTCGATACGGTCGGCAATAACGTTGGCACGCTGGCCTGCGGTTGGCGGTGTGTACATTCCGAATCTGCTTATGCTCCCGCCATTCACCGCGGCGTTCGTTGAGTCTGCGGAGGCGAATGGCAGGTGCTGGAAGATGGCCGGGTCAAGCATTCGTAGGCCGTGCAGGCGGCATACCGGACGGCCCTGATCGTCACAGACAGCGTTCATTGCAGAGCCCATTCGCTTCCACCACGATCCGGTGCCCGGTGTCGCCCACTGACCCGAACTGCCGATGGCAACAGTCCTCCAGCACCTGGCGAGTCTTTGCAGCCGATCAAGCGACTCATGCAGGTGCCAAACCGGCACGCCCCGCAACTCTTCTGGCCACTGCCGAACGAGATCGTCGTTCGCGTCTTCGTCACCGTCGATGACGTCAGGAATAAGCGCCCAAGTGAATCCGGGATGGCGGTGCCAGTCTTCTACCCATCGCGTGTAGCCCTCGACGTCGACTTCGCCGCCTTTCTTCCACACGGTGAACGCGCCGTTATCGAAAACGAACGACTTGCATACATCCGCGACAATCCCGAGATCGTCTTTGCGTGGGAAGGGCACCAAAGCGTGCCGACCGGCTAGGAACTTGGCAGCATCCTCGCGCTTACCTCCGACCGGTGTGCCGTGGTAGTGAATCATGGTTTCTTCCATGCAGGCGCCGACCCTCCGATACCGGATGGTGGCAAATTGGTTTGGGATGGGGTATTACGGGTGACCGGCATGGAGCCGATAAGGAGCGGGAATGAGCAGTCCTACAAAGCCAGAAGTTTTTATCATTGAAAGTCTGAGGCTTGATGACAAGATAAACCAGCGTTATGAAGGCCGTCGGATTCACGACATACTTGTCATGAGTGGTAAGCAGCCAAAGTATCATTATTTCCATGACAGCAAAGAGTTGCCCCACCTTCTTGAGTTATTCAAACAGTCGAACTATCGATTTCTACATTTTTCTTGTCACGCAGCGCTTGATAAGGTCATGACTGAAAATGATGCGATTAGCTATATCGATTTTTCGAAGCTGCTGAGCGGCTACTTAAAACTGAGGAGGGCCTTTTTCTCGGCTTGTGAGTTGGGTAACGAAATCTTTACCTTATCCCTGGCGGGTCTGAATAAAGGGATGCATTCAGTTACGGCTCCGGCCGAGAAAATTCAGTTCGACCACGCTGCGGCGATATGGAGCTCATTCTACGTATCCGTGTTTTCGGCAAATTCCAAGAAGATGAAGCATTCCGATATTGTCAGCCGACTGAATGTCCTGTGTACATTGTTTCCTGTAGATATGCACTTTTCTGGATATGATTCCAGGGCAGACGGCTGGAATCACCAGCTGATCCAAAAGTCAGCTCTAAAACAGGCAGGACTGGCGAATGTGAAGGGCGCGATCGTTTCAGACTCAACTGAAACTAGTTAGTAATCCACAGAAGATTTACGTCCTGGAACATACTATCTCTATCCCAAGAGGGCATAATTGCAGATCAGCTTTGGCGAGACCACCTCATCACCCGGGTCCTGCTGAATCATCGGCATGCTCTTGCGGTAAAACTCCAGCGCCGCGATTTTCGAGATTCTGAATTCATGGCGCGGAACCTCAAGCAACGGCAGGGCCCGATCAGGCCCTAAACCATGCAGGTGGTGAATCATCAGCGTCAGCGCTTCACCTTGCTCCTCGATGTCCGCCCATTCCATCAGCTCAGCCAAGGCCTGCTTCGTGCCAGGGCGAACCCGAAACCGCAACTCTTCCTCGCCTACCTTGCGCCGCTTCTCGGCCATGCGCTCATCACGCTGCTGCTGGTTCATCGCCATGATCCATCATCCTCGCAAAGGTTTTTCGCCCAAGCCATCTGCGAGCTGCAGCGAATAACGTTATTGATAGTTGGGCGACAGCCGATCCGAACCTTGTCTCGGACACGATGAGCGGTCGCTTTGATTGCTGCATCCGTACCGTGGATTCGATACGCCAGAAGCTAGGCGAGTATCGCGTCCGTCATGGTCAGCTGATAGCTGGTTGGTGGTAATTGCATGTTCGATACCACTCGGCGGCAGATGGTGTTGCGCCGCTCGCTTGCGGCGCTGGGGGATGGATCGTTTCAAGCGCTGACTGCCTTCTTCCTGGAACCCGGCTCGCACTTCGGATAGTCGATTGAGTAGTCCGCAATCAGTCGCGAGAAATAACAGGTGCTAATACCCATGTGCTTGGCTGCCTGCCTGCGGTTGATTCCGATAGCCATGAACGATTTGATCCGCTCGACGTTTTGCAGGTCGCGCCGCTCATCAATGCTCTTGTGAATCAGGTTCGACACGCCGGGGTTTTCAGCCTGGACGAACGTGAAACCGTTGCGACCGGCCAACGAGTAAAGCTGGTTCGCCGTCATGCCCGTTTTCTCTGCGACCTGCTCCTGCGTCATTTCCGCAGCCATGGCGCGAATCGATTCGATCAGCTCTGGCGGGTAAGCCGAGGGATTGGTCCGTGGCTTTTTCACTGTCCGCCGCGGCTCGGCTGCCAACGACTTCGCCCGACGCACCGACGCGACGGCAGGAGCTACGCGACCATACGGCCTTGGAGCAGGCTGTACCGGCGCCTCGCTGGATATCTCACCACCGCGGCGAAGGAAATCATCGACCTGCGTGTTGATGATGGCTGACTGAAGGCTGTTGAACTGGATGGTGCTGTGTTCCATGGATACGCTCATGCTGCTTTACTCCGCATCCGGTCCTGCATTTCTGCTTCGAGATCAGCCAGTTCTTGAAGGAACTCTTTAACGGCCGTCTCCATTTCGCGAACCCGCTTGAAGTCGCATTCGTAACGATGGCAGATGTACTGCAGCGACTCAGGCAGCCTGTCGTCGTAGCTCACGAAGTCCGCCCAGCCGCGGCCAGTGCATGCCATCTGGGCCAGCATCTGCCACTCGTACTGAGGGTCATGCTTGCCTGACTGCATCGTGGCGATATGTGTCGCGGTGTTCGGGCACTTGATCTCAAGCACTCCGTCGTCACCGGCGAGCCCATCTGGCGAGGCGCCAAAACGCGCAATGGTCGGGTGCATGACAAGGCCTGTCTCGACCACAATGAGGCCCTTATCAGCCTCGTATGCCATGCAGGCGAATGGCTCAAGTTCGACACCGCGCTGTACGGCGGCATTGCGAGAGAAGTCCTGTCCGCCTTGCTGGCCGGTGAGGCGTTCACACAACAATTCCATCATGTAGTTTTTACGGGTGGCCGATGGCGCGCCGCCCCGGCCGTTTGCCATGACATCTTTGACGCGGCTGGCTGTGACATTACCCAGGCGGGCCGCAAACCATTCAGCGCTACGCTGCTCCATCTAACACCTCCTCGGCCTCACCCTCGATGGGTGCGGCTTCTGATTTAAGGATTTCACTGCGCTTGGTCACCTCGGCTTTGAAGCGCGAGTGACCTGCAGAGTCTTTGGCCTGCTTCATGGCCGCGGTTCCCTGGTGGTAAACCTCAGTGAGCGCTTCCAGGCTGCCGGCCTTTAACGCCAGATCGATCCAGTTGCTCACCATTTCAGGGTCAGTCGGCGCGGCGCCTGGCATGCCGGCAAGACCTTCGCCGCCATCTGTGTTGAGGTGATGGATGGCCTGCTCAAGACGCTCAGTTTTCGGCCAGTATTTGTAGCCGCGCTTGACGACGGTCTTCTTGGCCATCTCACCTGGATCGGTGACCCATGGGCACGATGACTTCTTGCTGATCCATGCCTTCCAGGCGCTGGAACGGTCGCGGATGGCGTTCACGTCGTCGATGCTCATCGTCTCGGTGAGGTAGTCGCCATCGGCTGTCTTCACCACCACGTAAACGCCGATAGCGTCACCGCGATCTTTGGCGAATGGGTTGTAGGAGTGAGAAGGAGGCTTGTCGAAGCCGTTGAGCGTGAAGGAGTCGGCGGCGTATACCAGTTCGGCTTGCGCCCAACGGATCGCACCGGTGGACATGGCCAAATCCATCAAGCCGATGTAGCTGATGTCGAGGCAGATTTTCCCGTCGCGAGGAACTAGGTAGGCCTGCTTCTTGGCCGGATTCAGGCTAATGCCGATGGCCGCAATGTTCGTGATGGCGTTCGCCACTGACTGCCGGTTTTGCATGGCGATCTTTGTGGCATATTCGCTGGACGTGATCACCTGAATGGCGAACTCGGCTTCGCGCTCGAAATTCAATGATCGATCGGTCAGGACATTGGCGAACTGGTTACGAACCGCGTAGATATCCTGAGTGATCGTGGCAATGGCTGTGCTCATGGCGGCCTCAGTATTTGATCGAAATAGCTGGAATCATGTTGCTCGCGATCAGCTTCACAGCCAGGCGCGCGCAGTCCTCGGTCATGCCGTTTTGCATGAACGCCTCTTTGGCTGTTTTGTAGATGGCGCCTTTGTGCGCCTTGTCAGCCTCACGCGCCGCTGCCTGACGGTTCATTTCATCCGCTGCGGCGTTGGCCCGAGCAATCTCAGCCAGTCGAGCACGCTCAACCGCCTCGGCTTGGCGCTGCTCGGCGGCAACACGGTCAGATTCAGCTTGCAGCCGTTGGCGTTCTGCCTGCTCTTCGGCTAACCGCAATTGCATGGCCTGATTAGCGGCGGCCGCCTCGGCATCGCGGGCCTTCTGTTCGGCATCGCGTTGAGCCTGGGCGGCTTGATCGATCAGCGCTTGTTCGCGTCGGGCTGCGGCGTCGCGCTCGGCCTGTGCGGCGGCTGCGGCTTCCTGCTGGGCCTTCTCTACAGCGGCACGGGCAATGGCGGCATCACGCTCCTGCTGTTCGCGGACGGCTTTCTCGGCGTTGAACTTGGCGATCTCTGCCAGCTCGGCTTCGTGCTTGGTGCGGTCGGCGAGCAGGGCGCGCAGCGTGACCAGCGAACGATCTTTAGCCTGAGCGGCTTCGGGTAGAAACTCTTCCCAGCTATCTTCGATGGCGACCAGCTCCAGATCAGCGATCACCTGAGCGACATGTGCTGCCGTTGGCGTTTCGGCGAACACCACCAGATCCTTGAGGCGCTGGATGTTGTCGTTGTGCCCGTCGACGCGGCGATCCTCTGCCGCCTCCCAGTCAGTAAGTGGCTGGCGTGTGGTGTCACGCAGCGCGTCCATCGAGTTCACAAATTCGCGCAGCTCGGCCTCGACAACCTTTGGCATTTCCTTGAGGCGCTTCAGATACTCGCGGCCAGGCTTCTCGACCGCGGCTTTGGATTTGCTGACTCTGGCAGCCAGGCTGGCGATGCGCTCACGACCCTTGCGACTGGTCAGATCCGGCACTTCAACGGTGACTTCCGCCTTCACCGCTTCGAGGAACTGATTGAGGCCGCCGGCGACGTAAATGGCCGGCGCATTATCCGCGCTGATGTCGTCGATGGTGATGATTTGCTGCGCTGCAGACATGACTATCTCCACGCGCCATACCGTTCCCGGGGCGCTGCGATTGAATGGAGGAGGATTACGAGGTGAGTTGCGAGGCGTACGAACTGGCGAGCAGCCAGAGGGTGAAGATGAGTAGGGCGGTCGCGCTTCCTCGCCAGTATGCGATTCGCCGCGCTTGCTGCCGTGTCATTGGCACGGCGTTGGCCTCGGCATCGGACTTCGCTTCAGCCAGTCGGCCTTGATCGGATGCTTCAGATCGGCGACGAGCATGGTTCGGGTCAACTGAACGACGCCGCGAACCTGGACTCGTTGCTCAGCGTCTTCGACCTGCTCATCGATCAGCGATTTCACGATTGGCTTACTCATGCCGCTCTCCTTGCAATGTGCGTCACACTCCGAGCAGCCCCACGTCGGAACCGGTCGCAGTAGTAATGAAATTCGTCCGAGTCGATCGCGCCGGAAATGAAGTGATCGACGATGCATTTCTCGGCTAGGCGCTCGTAGAGCAGGGGCCTGTCGCCAGATTCAATATCGTCAAGGTAGCGGCCAATGAGTACGTGCGGACTCATAGCGCGTCGTCCTCTGCTTGCGCTTGAAGACCGGCCTCGGCGTGAGGCTCCACCATTTCCGTCGCGATTTCGTAAAGCTTTCCCGCGGGATGCTCGCTGTGACCGAGCAGCCGGCTTGCCGTGCCCTTCGCAGGAGCGCCGCTGATTGCCGCGATGACAACTTGGGCGAATATGTCTTCATCGTCCTTGCCGTCGATCTGGCGCTGATTCAGATGGTCCTGAATCTTGGTCAGGAAGGCGTCGTAGCTGGCGACGATGGGCGCCTGTCCACGACGACGGATAACCAGGTCGCAGCCGCGAACCAGTTGCTCGGCCTTGTCCTCAATCCAGCTTGATACCGCCTCCTCGAATCCGGAGTCATCATCTGGCTGCATGTTGTCCCAGCGGGCTTGCGATCTTGCTAATGCGTTCATGGTCGCCTCCGTGTCGAGCTGATGGATCGCATTGGCCAGATGCCAAGCACGGGTGACCAAACCCAGCCGTGAGACTGGCTTGGCATCTGCCGATGCGATCAAGAATTGGGTATGGTCCGCATGTGCGGGCACTGTTGCGATGTGCTTCGAGGGGTGGCCTACCTTTCGGCCGATGCGCGGTGACATCGACGGCCCAGCTGTCCGCTGCCTGTTAGGTGTTGGTCGCAGGCTTCAGGCTTTCTGCGACACACAGATTAATCGGCTGAATTACTTCATGGCGGTATCTCCTATTGCTCGCTCACTGGACAGGCAGTGGCTCCCTATTGAATGGGGGGGGGCAGATTGCCGGAGCTGATCCCGGCATAACGAGCGTTTAGCGATTTGCGCGAGTTAGGGGATGGATACCCTTGTTCCAGATTCGCCGCTCGTTGACGCTAACTGCCCGTCAGCCCGGGCATTCTTCTGCGTTGATGCAGGTGGGCGGTTATAGGCCGCGTTTTCGTCCGCATCGGTTCTGCGTCTTCACCATCTGGTGGCACCGGAGGCAAGCCCTACCCGGAATCAAGACGCAGACCGATGGGCACTCTTGCGAATGCCTCGGCTTAATACTGATCCCCGTCAGCGTTATGCCGCTTAAGGGGCATCGGGGTGAGGGTTAAGCTGCGAACAATTCTTGCTGCTCCGGCTCAATCCGGCAGCGCTGCAAGCCTGAGCGAACCGCGGCTTCGAGTACCTCAGCGTCACCCTCAAGGAGGCGGCGGTCTGCATCATCGACCGGCAGCGGTTCAACCGCCTCACGCAACTTGCTGGCCTCTCGCTGCAGGCACGGGATGACGATGCTCAGCATGTTGCCGATGTTGCGGCGGTCCTGATTGCAGAGGTAGCAAAGCTCGATGTATTGGGCCATGTAGTCGGTCATTTTCGTCTCCTTCGATTTCCCGTCTGGCCCTGTCGCCAAGGCCAGCCAGTGAAATCTGTTCTCTCCACCACACCTATCGCCCGATTCGTATCTCTGGCCGGAGTCGCACATTTCGTGTCCGATGCTTTTCCGGCTGGCTTGTGTGGCTTCGCGTGACCTCATATGGAGTTCACGGCCAGTTCCAGAGCTGGCATGGGCCGACTGTTTATTGCTCGCATTTACCTGTTGAGGGTTAGTCGGTCGCGAGGATCTCAAGTTGTGAAAGAGCGTTCCGGTTACCCGAGGCCTCTTGGCCTGTCTCGGCGTGTTTCGCTTCGACGGGTCTAAATTAGCAATCGCTAATTCTCTCGTCAATAGCAAATGCTAAATTATTTGATGAAGGCGTGCTCGCTTGTAGGAACTGGCTTCAAATTCCGTAGTTACGTTTTGGTATTTACTGGGCTATGATCGGCGCCGACCTGTATGGATATACAGCCTTTATAGGGAGGGCATGACGTGGCAAAACAGCAGGCTAAACCGGTAGTACGGCAGGAAATGAGCGGGGTCGAGCGGCTTGGCTTGAGGGTTTCGGGGATGATCAACCACCCGATCGCCCAGCTTCAGCGCTGGGTGACGATCCACCGGCTGGACACCGACGGAGACAGAGAGTGGGAGGAGGTAATGGGGGTCCTAGCGCAGACGGATGGCCTAGACGTCACGTTTGATGACGATGGCGCTGTCACGGTAAAGTGGGAGCCGCTGTCGGTGGAAGATCGCCCAGTTGAGGCAGCCGATTACGAACCTGAGGAAGAGCCAGCGCCTTTCTGACAGACACAAAAAAGCCCGCACAATGGCGGGCTGACCCCGGCAGGAGCTATCTATTAGTGTATCGCTTGTACGCATTGGCGAAGAACTGCTTCAGCTGGTTCTTGTTCTCCTCGAAGCTGAAGACGTCAGGCCGGTTACTGCGCAACAGGAATGATCGGCCTTCCCCCTCGACACGGAATTGCAACTTCTTGCGTCCGATGCGCCTGAGCGTAACTTGCAGGCTTGGCGGACAGTACAGGGGGAGGTTGCGGGTGATGCTTTCATGATAGAGCATGGTGCTCTCCTGGGTGCGTTCCAGGTGGACGTTATGTGACTGAAATTGGATCACAAGCGGAGATTACAACTGAACTGCTAGGGAAGGGCGGATACGAAGAGTCCGGCTCTGCCTGCATAGCCGTCCGAGCGGTGACAGGCAATTAGTGGCAAAATCAAACCTCGCCAATCCAGGCTAGCAGCAGTCGGAGTTCAAATGCCTAACGTAAAAGACCCAGATACTTCGACCGGCGATAGCTCAGTCATTTTCGTCGATGAAGGGGTAGAGGTAAGCCTCAGATTCGAATCAGAAGATCAAGCGATCTGGGCGACTGGGCATAACATTGCAGAGCTGTTTGGCATTGACTATTCGAACGCTAAAAAGCACATCAAAAACGTCTACGCCGATAAGGAACTGGTCGAATCGGCAACTATGGCAAAATTTGCCATAGTTCAAATCGAAGGCGGCAGGGAGGTAGTGCGGGGGGATGTGGCTCACTACAATCTCGACATGATCATATCTGTCGGATATAGAGTCAACGCCAAGAGAGCTGTGAAGTTCCGACAGTGGGCGACTCAGACCCTCAAGACCTATATAGAGCAAGGCTACGTAATCAACGAGAAGGCTCTACGCGAGTCTCCCGAAAAACTCAACAAGCTGGCCGCTGCGGTTCGAGCGCTTCGATCCGAAGAGAAACAGGTTTACGCGAAGGTTCGAGAGTGTTTCAGGATATGCGCATCAGATTACGACCCTCTCTCGAAGGAAGTCAGAAGTTTTTATGCGCTGCTGCAGGACAAATTTCACCATGCAGTGACCGGTATGACGAGTTCAAAGCTGATTCTTGATCGCGCAAACCATAAGTCTGAGAACATGGGTATGCAAGCCGTAAAGGGTGTATCGCCAACGCTGGAAGAGGCGAAAACCGGCAAGAACTATTTGAATAACGAGGAGCTATATCGGCTCCACTTGCTCTCGGAGCAATTCATGCTGTATGCCGAAAGCACGGCTCTCACCAAGCGCCCTATGACAATGGCTTCGCTGCACGGAAAACTCGACGCTCTACTCATATTCAACGACTACCCCGTATTTAGCGGATACGAAGATTATATAAAGGAGGAGGCCGTAAGCCACGCTCGCCAAGAGCTTGGATTATACAAAAAACGCTCAAAGATCGAGGCGCTTGGCTACGAGTACGACGAGGATGCTTTGGCGGCCGGCGAATACGACGAGCTACTGATTGACGCATAGTTCACATGCTTGGCGTCAAGCTGGCGCCCTGCAAATCCCCCCATGCTAGATTACCCGACTAATGATGCAGCGCTCATTAACCTCACTCCCCCATGATCTTCTTGTATCGCACCTGGTATTCCTCATAGGAGACGTCGGACTCCTGCAGCTTCTGGATCTGCTGGTCTTGCCAAGTCTCCTTGTCGAGCGGCTGGGCAGGGGGCGAAGAGGAGGGGGCTACGGATGCTGATGGCGCCGGAGGAGGCAGTACGCGAGAACCATTGGCTATCTGTTGCCTCGAGCCGCCGAAACTGTCTGGGATGTCCGGTACCGCCTCGACGATGCCATTGCGGACAGTGAAAGAGACTGCCCGACTGCTACCGGTGAAGCCGTTTGCACGACTCCATACCCATACCTCAGCTCCGTTTTTCGAAATCACTGAGTACGGACGGCCCATGATTTCTGTGAGTTGAGCCGAGGTCATTCCTACCTTGACCCGTCGCGCCTGGTCAAAGTTGAAATTAGTGCCTGCGCAACCGGCCAGCAGTGCAGTTAGCGCTAAAACTGTAATACAGCGCATGCGAATTCCTTTTCTGCGGTGGGGTCAGGCCAGATTTGCGTTCCAGACCAGGAGTACGCGCGCCTGAATGTAGGTTTCTTCCGCTTTGAGAGTTAGAGCGGGGTGCTTGGTGTTATCCGAAATCATTGAGAACTGATCGTCGCCAATCCATTGAAGTCGCTTGATGTACAGGTGGCCATCCCAAGAAAACATATAGATCCCGTCACCGACGAACTCGCGGATGCTGATATCGACGAGGAGCGGGTCACGGTGCTTGATCGTCGGCGCCATCGACTGGCCCCAGCCGGTCACCATTTTCAG